ATGGACAACGACAAAATTGATCAACACAGCGACGAAATTGAAGTTGAGAGCGAAGAAAAAGAGCGCGGCAAAAAAATAGAAATAGATGAAGACCGACTCCCCTCCCGGGCGATGGCAATTCATGAGCATATCCGCCAGGATGGTGAAAAAGAGCTGGAACGCGACGCAATGGCGCTACTGTGGTCAGCCATTGCGGCGGGTCTGTCGATGGGCGCTTCGTTACTGGCAAAAGGGATATTTCATGTCGAACTGGAAGGTGTGCCGGGCAGCTTCTTGCTGGAGAATCTCGGTTATACCTTTGGTTTTATTATCGTCATTATGGCCCGCCAGCAATTATTTACCGAAAATACCGTGACTGCGGTACTACCCGTCATGCAAAAACCGACAATGAGCAACGTCGGCTTACTTATACGGTTATGGGGCGTCGTGCTGCTGGGTAATATTCTCGGGACAGGTATTGCGGCGTGGGCATTTGAATATATGCCTATCTTCAATGAAGAAACTCGCGATGCATTTGTCAAAATCGGCATGGATGTGATGAAGAACACCCCCAGCGAGATGTTTGCCAACGCGATCATTTCCGGCTGGCTGATCGCCACTATGGTTTGGATGTTTCCTGCAGCGGGTGCGGCAAAGATTGTGGTGATTATATTGATGACCTGGCTTATTGCCCTGGGTGACACCACCCATATCGTGGTCGGTTCTGTTGAAATCCTCTATCTGGTGTTTAACGGTACGCTGCACTGGAGCGATTTCATCTGGCCCTTCGCACTACCTACTTTAGCGGGGAACATCTGCGGCGGCACCTTTATCTTCGCGTTAATGAGTCATGCACAGATTCGTAACGACATGAGCAATAAGCGTAAAGCAGAAGCACGCCAAAAAGCAGAACGTGCGGAAAACATTAAGAAAAATTATAAAAACCCGGCATAAATGGCGAGGGTTTAAGCAATCGAGCGGCAGCGTACTTACCCCGCACTCCATTAGCGGGTATACTCATGCCGCATTGTCCTCTTAGTTAAATGGATATAACGAGCCCCTCCTAAGGGCTAATTGCAGGTTCGATTCCTGCAGGGGACACCATTTATCAGTTCGCTCCCATCCGTAGCAGTCCGCAAAATCCCCTGAATATCAAGCCTTCCGTAGATTCACAGTTCGTCATGGTTCGCGTCAGATCGTTGACAGCCGCACACCATGACGGGTAAAAAGTGGATAAAATAATTTTACCCACCGGATTTTTACCCATGCTCACCGTTAAGCAGATTGAAGCAGCAAAGCCGAAAGAAAAACCATACCGCCTTCTCGATGGTAATGGCCTGTACCTTTATGTCCCTGTATCCGGGAAAAAGGTATGGCAGCTTCGCTACAAGATTGACGGTAAGGAGAAAATCCTGACCGTAGGAAAATATCCGCTTATGACTTTGCAGGAGGCAAGAGATAAAGCATGGACCGCGAGGAAAGACATCTCGGTTGGCATCGATCCGGTAAAAGCGAAAAAGGCTTCGTCTAACAACAATTCATTTAGTGCGATTTACAAGGAATGGTACGAGCACAAGAAGCAAGTCTGGTCAGTAGGCTATGCAACTGAACTTGCCAAAATGTTTGATGACGACATTTTACCCATCATCGGCAGCCTTGAAATTCAGGATATTGAGCCGATGCAACTGTTGGAAGTAATCCGCAGATTTGAAGATCGCGGTGCAATGGAGCGAGCCAACAAAGCACGCAGAAGATGCGGTGAGGTTTTCCGTTACGCTATTGTCACCGGAAGGGCTAAATATAACCCTGCACCTGACCTTGCAGACGCCATGAAGGGATACCGCAAGAAGAACTTCCCGTTTCTTCCAGCAGACCAGATCCCCGCATTCAACAAAGCACTGGCAACATTTTCAGGAAGTATCGTATCGCTTATTGCGACTAAAGTTTTACGCTACACCGCCCTAAGAACGAAAGAACTTCGTTCCATGCTATGGAAGAACGTCGATTTTGAAAACAGGATTATCACCATCGACGCCAGTGTGATGAAGGGTCGCAAGATTCATGTAGTACCGATGTCAGACCAGGTAGTTGAACTTCTCACTACGCTAAGCTCAATCACCAAACCAGTATCAGAGTTTGTTTTTGCCGGGCGCAACGATAAGAAGAAGCCAATCTGCGAGAACGCGGTGCTACTTGTGATCAAACAAATCGGCTATGAGGGTCTGGAAAGCGGTCACGGATTCAGGCATGAATTCAGCACGATTATGAACGAGCACGAATGGCCTGCTGATGCTATTGAAGTGCAACTGGCACATGCCAACGGCGGATCTGTGCGCGGGATTTACAACCATGCTCAGTATCTCGATAAACGCAGAGAAATGATGCAGTGGTGGGCGGACTGGTTAGATGATAAGGTGACACAATGCCACCAAAGCAAATTATGAAGCAGGAAAATTTCTATACAGTATATACTGCGCCATACCAGATTTTCAGCCTATATGGCACAGATTTGCGCGGTGACTTATTTATACAGTATACGCAACAGAACCATCAGCTTTATAGTAGTTGCCATCTCCTCCCCACCACACCGGAATTTTGAATACTGTATCATACGAGCAAAGACCAATCACTGCTCTGTCGTGTCGTGCTTTAATATCTGCGGTTTTACCGGAAGAAAATTCAACTACCTGATGCACAATATAATTACTATTGTTAGTCCACTGAATAACATGATGCTCCCTGGTCCCTGCGCTAACATAAATGTCGCTATGCCAATCTGCGATAATAGAGTTTATAACACCATTGTAATACGTTGCATTTAATTTAAAGAACCCTGTATCCTGACCAATTACACTGAGCCACGGACTGAATAATTGTTTGATATCAGGTGTAGAGTTAATAAGTTGTATCCTGAATTCAAAACCGTTACGCACATTATTCTCATTGCACCACTCTTTAATGGCGTTACATGCCTCAAGCACAGACATTGACGGGGTTACAGTTGATAAGTATAAATACTTTGCAAGTTCAGAATCTGAACTAAGTACAATATCTGAGGTCTGAATCTTACTTGTATAGTTAACTACAGGAAATAAACTCCCATCAACAACGTTAAGAGCGCGTGTTAGTGGATAATCTTTTGTCTCAAGTGTATTAAAATAGGTGTTACTTGTTAATGCATCAACCACACCAGGTCTAAAATTAAAAACATTAGCATCCCATATAGTAAGATGAAATCTACAGTGATTCATCATTCCTGGAGCATGCTCCATATGAACAATTTTGCTCATTTGAGGATGAGGTTGTGCTTTTAATCTTATTAAAATATCTCCAATTCCAGATGATATATTACCTGAAGATGTTGGTAAGCTTGTGTCGCGAAAATGATATGTTGAGAACCATGAAGATAAGTTTAAATCTAGTGAAGATATAAAGTTTAACTTATTTGCACCAACACCCATGGCATGAGCAACAGTAAAACCTGTTGAAGATACATCTATTTCATTAAAAATCAAAACTTCTTCATCAATTGAATTGCAATCTATAGAAAAACCATATCCTTCATCCATAACAGGAGATGTAGCAACCTCTTGTTTTACTGCTCCCTGGCGGTTAAAAACATAGAATGGACCAAATTTTGTCTTTTGAGTTAACCTGTCAAGATTTGCTGGCGAGGTATAGTATTTTGTACCTCTAATTGTTAATGCAATACGTGTGTATCCTCCACCAGGGATATCGACAGTTATCCTCATTCCGTTTCCGATGACATCAGTAAGAACGTTTTTAAATATCAACCCATCTATGTTGCTGCGGATAATGAACTCTACATCAGGGCCAATGTGCAACCGTTCCAGCAGTGAGACATCTATATTATGTGGTCTAGTAATTAAATACTTCCCTGAATTCACTACAAAAGAACCGTCTTTAAGCATATCATCAAGATAATCACTACACGATATATTACCAGTATTATCAGCCCCGTAAGATTTTAGATCCCCACCAATGTATTGATAACCGTATGGAGAATGAAGTTGTTCCTTTAGTTGATCAGGATCATACTTAAGAACATTAGGAAAGTAGAACTGCTGTGAACCATATGCATCATAAACAGCCATAGAATGGCCTTGTACAGTTACGAATTTGGCAATCTGTCCGTTATATACCGGATAACCAGCAGCGTTAATGATGATTGGCTGTGCAACAGGAACGTGAGAACCATCTTCGTTCTCTACATAAACCTGAATCTGGTTTTCAGGATTTACCGGGTCAGTGTCAATTTTTCCTATATAAATTTTGCCATTGGCTACGGCTTTAAAAGAACGAGCCATAGTGAAGAGTTGCGAAGGCATGCTTACCACAACATTTGCGGTGATATCTGACATTTTATTGCTCCAGACGAATGATATGATGCAACCATGATGTGATTGCATACAGAAATGGTACTATTGAGTATTTATCCAGTAGGTTACGATGCCATTCCACCCAACTGGTGAGGCATCAAGGATGTACAGCAAATACGACGAGGCGCAGTTTCACTTGAGACTTCCGCATGAACTCCACGCGAAAATTAAACAGCGCGCGAAGATGAATAACAGGTCGCTGAACTCAGAGATAATTGCAGCGATTGAAGAATCATTGGCTAAACAAAGCTCTGCATCAGTTTACATTGACGATGCAGAGCGTATGGCAGAACAACAATCTGATATGGTTAAGAAAATTGTCTTTGATACGCTCAAAGAGCTATATAAAAAAGACAGCAGCTAACTATCAGTTACGGAGGATTTATGCAAAGAGATATGCTGAATATTGCGTTCTACATATTTGGTTTTTGCACGTTCCTGGTGTTTGCGAAGCTATTCTGACAACGCATCAGACTTGGCACCTTGAGTCAGGGCGTTAATGGCCTTTTGCGCCTGCTGCATGGCTTTCTCAAACGCTGTTGATCCGCGTGGGGTGTTTGCCATTCGGAGCATTGCATTTCTGAATGGCTCGCTCTCATAGGCGCGAGTAAGAAGTCCGTAGCTTACCGCTGCGCCAGTTGTCGCCGGGTTCATTGCCGTCCCATATCCGATAATGAACGGGATGGTTTGCTGCCCTGTTGGTGTTGTTACTGCTGCTTTTGCAGCCTGCTGCGTGGATTGCAGGTAGTTTTTCAATCCTTTCAGATAAGCGGCTTCCTGACCTTTAAATGTGATGCCAGTCTGGTTTTGCAGGACATTAAGCTGCCGAAGGAACTGGTCAGGGGATCCGCCAGATTTCTCCATCGCCTTTCCAATGATGCCATTGCGCATTTGCGCCCTGCCAACACGACCAACTGAGTTATACAGAGTCTTAATTTCCGATTTGTTCTTGCTGAATAGCATGTTGTTGACAACTTCCGGCGTCAGATCGCCTTTCATGAGAACATTCTTCAGCCTGGTATTCTTTAGTTTCGCTGCTTCGTCAGCATAGACGGCATTGGCCTGCTGATATTTACGGAGAGTATCGTTGCCAAGATTCTGACCAATGGCACCATTGATATCGTCGGTAATTGCCTTGTAAACGCGCTGAATAGCAGCATCGGAACGGTTTGGTAACACTGGTCGCTCACCCTTCACGTCCATTCTGAACTGGCTGCGCAGATCGCTTAATTGCTTCAAATCCAGATTTACCGGACCATCAGGACCAGCATTGCGAACAAGCTCATCACGATAGGACTGAAGTTTTGAAATAGTCTCGTTATCAGCAACCTTACCAAGCTTCTGCAGGTTAGATATTTCTGTATCAATCTGCTGAATTGCTCGCGCAGGCTGAATGTTTACTCCAGCCATAGCATTCTGAACCTGCTCCAGTCGATTACCGGCGGCACGACGAATTCCTGATGTTTTCGCTTTAAGGCTGTCAATAACAACCGCTGGATCATACTCACCGAATTTATCAGCAAATCTCTGCACCAACTGGCTTCTCGCTTCCTGTTGCGTTGCTCTCATTCCGCTTGTGCCAGCCAGAGGGATATTTTCTGCTGTAGTCTGCGCCATTTTTCCGACGCGGGAAGTTGGTTGTAACAGGTCTGTGGTGTGCAGAGGAACTCCTTCACGCTCTGCAAATCTGATAGCCTGCTGCGCTTCTGGAGCGATAGCACCACGAACACCACGATAAGCAGCACCTATTCCACGTCCGGCAGCGTTAATAGCACCGCCAGCCAGCACACCAACGCCTAAATCGGTGGCGAGTGCTTCCGCATCATCTTTCGCACTGTTTGCAGCAAGTGATCCAACTGCGTTTTCTGCTAGAAGGCGAGTTGCCCCCTGAGCAATTCGACCAGCAAGTGTTGGTGCCTGTGCTGCCGCTCTCTCAACGCCAGCAGGAGTGAGGTAAGGCAATGCTTCAGCAAATACCCTTCCCTCTGTCGTTTGTGGAGTCAGCGCGCCTTGCTGAAGGCCAAAGTCCTGCTCTAATCCCTGCGTTGTTACACGTGGCGCTGGTTGATATGTACCATCGCCAATGCCGAGTTTACCGCCAGCCCAAGCCGCCGCGCTTGTTACAGCATCGGCAACTGATGCAGGTATGTTTGCAACGTTCACGCCAGCCTGCACCAGTCCGCGACCAGTCTCTTTTACTGCTTCGCCAAGATCAGACATAAATCCACTTTGCTGTGGTTGTTGCTGTGCTACTGATTGCTGTGTCTCCACTGGCTGCACAGATGGCAATGGATAGGCAGCATAGAAAGCTTGCTTAGCCTGCTCTGCATTTTCTCCGGCTTGCGGGGCCACGACTTCATTGAAGTATTGCTCCTGAGCCTGCGCTTTTTGTTCTGGTGCTAACGCCTGATACTGTGGAGAGGCGATAACATCTTTCCATGCTTTAGCCATTAATCACCCCATAGTGAAGAAAAGTTACTGCCAGTAGTAGATTGTTGCCCTGGCATATTCTGCACCGGCTCCTGATAATCAAACTGTTTTTTAACAGTGCTCAACTTGCTTTCAAGCTGATTTCTAATCTTTCCGATAGAGTCACGAAAAGCCTTTTCACTCATTTTGGGACTTAGGGCACCAACCGCATCGGATAATTTTTTACCCTCAGCATCTGAAAGAGCGCCCATACCCTTCAGGGACTGCACCATAGGAAGGAATGTTTGAGCTTTAAAGGTGTCGAGCCTTGCTTCAAAGTTAGCCGCATCAGAGCCAGGAACTGTCGGAAACGCTGAGCGAATTCCTACTGCTTTTGAAAGGCCGGGGCTTTGCTCTATCTCGTTGAGAGAATCAAGCGCGGTACTGAACGTATCAACAGCACCCTGAGCGGCGGCCTGCCTGTCAGCGCGGGCTATGTCAGCCTTTTGCCGAACATCTGCCTGTTTCTGTTTTAGCTCTTCAAGCTTTAACTGATTGCTTTCTCTGGCTATCTGTCTGTCCAGAGCCTTTTCTTGTAATTCTGCTCTTTGTATTTCTCGGGAAAGAGCAGCATTCTGTGCGCTGATGTTCTGTCCACGTATCTGGATGTTCTGACCTCGTGCTGTTAGCGCCTCGCCAGCCTGATTGCTGCGGATTGTCTCTGCAAGTTTTCCGCGATCAATCTCACGCCCAACGATTCTGTCTTGCGCCTGAAAATATTGTTCTGGACCAAGTGCAGCCATTCCAAGGTGATCAACAAACTCTGTGAAACCTTGTGGATTTTGCTGATACATTTTCGCCACATCCAGAGGGTCTACTCCGGCACGAGTAAGCTCAGATGAGTTGTTCTGCAACCATGACATCATGGCTTCTGGAGATGAAGCTGCCAGTCTGGCACTTGCTGCCAGTGTGCCGACAGTGGAACGCTGGTCTTCATCGACAAATTTCATGCCGTTTCTTACAGCGTCAAACTGCTCAGGATACTGTGATGCCAGTTTTCGCATTGCATCGCGGTCACCAGATGTATATGCATCAGCATAAGCCTGTTGAAACTCTTGCTGTCGCTTCTGCTGATCCATCTGCTTATACATATCCATGACAGATGAAATGCCCTGCAAAGCCTGCAAGCCAACGTTATTACGTCCTGAACGCTCCATCTCGTTATTCTGTCGAATGTATGCAAGCGTGGAGTCTGCATCACTTGCTCTTGGAGCGTTGGAGTTCATGCCGCCTAACCCGGCAAGAAGCGCGCCTGAATTACCAGCCTGTTGCCATGTAGCCAAGAGACACCTCCATTAAAAAAGTGAACCAAGAAGACCGACGCCAGCACCAATTGCTGTACCCCAACCAGGCATGATTGCAGTACCTGCAGCTGCACCTGCTGCCGCTCCACCCAAGGCGCTCTGAAATCCTGATGGTTTATTCGCATTAGCCGCAGATGCTGCCGCCTGCTGTTGATACAATTGGCTGACGTTGTTAGCGTAGTTCTGTCCGGCATTTGCCTGACCTGTAAGAGCGCCAAGGCCGATATTTGCCAGATTGTTGTAGTTGTTCATCTGACCTGACAGCCAGTTTTGACCGAGTGTAGGTGCGATTGCTGCTAACTGGTTTCCTGTTGCTGTAGAGCCTAATCCACCCGTTGCCTCTGCTGCTGCCAGACTCTGGTAACGCGCCTGTCCTGCAAGGTCTTTGTACTGCTGGGAGTTGTAATACTGGTTAAGCGCCTGACCTTGCCCCTGAAGAGAGGAAAGATTTTGCAACTGTGATACGTACTGCTGAGCGAGTGGCGTGAACGGTGCAAGGTTCTGCATGTTCGTCTGCCACATTTCACGTTGCAGTTCGATGCCCTTTTCAGTTGCGCGTGCCTGGGCTTTAGATCCGGAGTCGCTGCCGCCTTTCATATACCCATTCATGGGAAGCAATTTATTCTTGAAGCTTTCGCTAAGTACTAACATTTAATAGCTCCTCATATTTCGAACGAGGTAATTGATAGAGGGTGATTCCAACCGGTTTTCCGTTACTCATGTAAGAATCATCAAGGTGACCAACACGGGTAGCGCCAAGCAAACGGATAATTGCCCGTCCGTATTTCGTGGTGTCAGGAACCATAGTGATGCTGTTAAGGAATGGTGAGTTTTCGAGAAGCCATTTGCAGAATAATCGATGCCCTTGCAGTGCATATTCGCCACGGAATCCGGGGTCGTACACCGCATGGCATTCAACAACGCTATGCCAGAAGTTACGCACTTCATGCACTCCGACCAGCATCAGTCCTTCGTAGATGCCGAGGTATACCGCATCAGGCTTGATGTAGTATTTGTCTCCACTGTCTACGATATTTCCCGTGTTTGCCGGGTTGTTGAGGAATTCTGCAAGCTTCACCGGATTATCGATGAGCTTTATTTCCATCACTGCTCCGCAATGATTTTGATGGTTGTGGCAGTAAACGCCGCACCATTTGACTGAATGGTTAACGTGCTGCCATTTGTGGCAAGAAAGCCGTCTTTATCCACGCTGAAGAACGTAGCTAACAAGAGGTTATCGGTTGTTGTCGCCGAGTTGCGACTGCTTACTAGAGTGTCAGGAACAGAGCCGGAAAAGGTTAGCTGCATTGACCTGTTGGAGGTTCCGCTGGGCCACGTCCCGACGATCGACAGCTTGAAGAACAGGGTTTTGTTCTCGTTGAACACAACCATCTTGTTGTTAACGGTGTCGAAGAATGGTGCTAACGTGCCGGATGACGGCGTTAGCGTTTTAAGCAGGCTAACAAGGTTGGTCGGCGCTGTCGGGATGGTTACAGATACGCCAGAGTAAACAACCTCTGACTTCTTGCGAGTAGTGGCATACTCCAGAGCATCGATGCGCGTTTCATGGTCTGAAACCTGCGACTCCAGCGACTGAACTCTTGTGTCAAGCGACGCAATATCGCTTTCATTCTGAGCTATTCGTGTTTCATGGTCCTGAAGAGTTGATTCTGCCTGGCTGATTCGCTCCTCATGATTAACAAGCGTTGCTTCCGCAGCAGAAATTCGTTGCTCATGATCAGCGAGAATCACATCCTGCTCATCGTTCCTGACTTGTGCATCATAAGCGCCCTGTCCGGCCTCGTTGGCCTTGTTAGCCACGTTACCAACATCAGTGCCCTGTGCGATAACGTAAAGCAGATACGACTGCGAGAAGATATTGCGTGGAAGGACTGATGTGTCGAGCCGTGTAGCCTGAATGATTACCGGCACATTGAGATTCGAATCCGCCATTACTCAATCCTTATCTGGCAGCCAGACAGAGTGACTGGTGACTTCGTAATAACGCGCAATTTGAAGCCGGCATTTTTCCTGATGCGCCCGACGCGCTTCCACAAAACGCGTTTGTCGTAAACGAACGGTTCATTCTGCTCAATCATCTGCTCACGTCCGTAATTGATGCCGTCAGTGGTTGCAGAGAGAAAAAGGCGGTCAGCATACTGCGCAACTCCAGTTGAAGATTCAACTTCAAGGTCGAAAACTCTGGCGTTATCTGCTTTGAACAACGGAGTAAACAGCAGGTGTTCCTGTTGCTTGTCGTACTGGCTGCTGATATCGAACTGCAATTTCCCGGTCACCGATTCCAGCTTATCGCCGCACGTTATCTGATTTCCTTCGTAAATGAAGTCGATAGCGCGGTACACATCGTCATACAAGCCTGTTTTCAGCACACACCATTGCGGACCATTGGCGCTTGAAGATGCGTCGTACACGAGAACATGGCAAGGAAGATGAATAATCAGCAACTCATGCGCATCAAATCGCAACGATTCCATCACGCCATCAGCCAGTTCATCAGCAGTGTAGGAGCGGAGTATTTTCTCAATGCTCGCGTTGGCGATTGGTGATACCTGCCCGGAACCGATGATGTATACAGATGGCGCACCTGTTGCCGGATTGCTGATGAACGCATAGGAATCAGCGAATGGCGTTTTGCAATAGGTTCCGGCAATACCTTTCTGCACCATCAGCGATGGCTGTGCGACATACAAAGCGGCACCAACGGTGGTTGCACCCGTCAGGGAGAAATATTCAATCGTCGATGAACCAAAGCAGACGATGAAGTCTCGCCATGTGCCGATGCCGAGGATACCGTCCGGCTGCGATTCTGCGCGATATTGTGCGCTGTAGCGGTCAGGATGCGATTCGTCTTCAAGGTCAGTGATAAACCATGAATCAGTGCCGTCTTTTGACCACGCATAACGCCCGCGTAAGCGCGTAATGTCACGAACAGAACCTAACTCATACTGCGTGAATCCGCTGTCTGTAGGCCAGTTTGAGACGGTTTTAACCGTGCCATCATAGCGATACTCGACCAGTTGACCATTAACGCCTACCGCCTGTGATGTTCGACCATGCGCCATTGATACGCGACCACTTCCGGCAACATCACCAACCTCGCTTTCGCCCTTATACAGCTTGCCACCACACACGCGATAAACAGCGTTCTGCGCCATGTTGTACTCGACGCCTCGCGATACGCCGTTCACATCAGAACGTTTGGCAATGCCCGGGAATGAGCGAAGATATCCGCTGCTGTTCAGGATTTCTTTGGGCGTAGCCAGCATATTCACTGGCAGATAGTCGATATAGTCGGCGTTTCGGAAGTCTTTTCCGACACCTTTCATAAGCGGAAGTTGCTGAATCGGCATTTATTCACCTCACGTACTCGGATCATCTTTCTCGATGTAAAACCGATTCCACGTAAACGCGCTTTTGTTACCACTACCGCGAGGCATGTCATTTCTCCGCTCAAGTGGTGGTATTTTGGTTAAAGCGATACAGATTGTCTGATATGCACTGTCAGCAGCGGTAAGGAGAGCGTCTGACGGCTGAATGACGTTATCCATGCACACTTGCACAGCGAGTTTCAAAGCGACGCCATCATTTGCCCATGCAGGGATACCTGAATCATCGTCAGGTAACGGCATGATGCCGTTTTCTGTATCAGCAAACTGATACCCAAGCTCGATACCTTTTGCCTGCCATGCTGCCATCATGTCTTCGAGGTCATTAATGGCATCTTCAATTGCCTGAGGGTCAGCATCTGTCAACGTGGCATTGGAATACAGCCCGGCTTTTCGTAAAGCCTTAAGAACGAGATCACCCTTCGTTTTCGCCATCTTCTTCCGCCTTAGCCACTTTTTGCTTCGTTGCGGTTTCTTCAGGAGTTTTTACCCAGCCTTTTTTCAGGTGAGATTTAACTTCTTCGTCATCAACAATGATGTAATCGACAGCAAACTGACCACAGGTGATCATGTTGCCCGGCTTATAGAGCATTGTTCGTGCCATTGTCTTCTCCCAATAAAAATGGGGCCGAAGCCCCACCTAAATTACTGCCCGGCAATAACGATGCCCGTATATTCAGGAACCAGTACAGAGCAACCGTACAGAGTGGTGAAACGCGCAGTGGTTACGCCTTTGATGTGGTCGAAGGCGTAAGACATGATCAGCGTAGCGCCCTGCTCGGTGGTTGCTGTCATTACCTGTGGACCCTGACCAGTCGGGAACGCCAGTTTGCCGTACATCAGTTCAACAGAACCATCAGCCCAGAACAGGTTAGCCGGTGCGGAATTTTTGTTGAGAATGGTGATTGCTGCGCTACTTGCCGCATTAGCATCAACGTTTGCATATGGACGGCTGGCGACATCCGCGTTGTCAGGCGGCAGAATTTTCGGGGAGATAGTTACTGTCGTTCCGCTTACTGCCAGAACGCGGAATACCTGCGGCTGCCCGGTGGTATCTTTGGTGATCTGGTGTACAGAATTCACCCCTGCAATGGTAAACGCATCGCCAACCTGCAAACCTTCAGTAGATACCGTAATGGTCCCCTGTCGGTTATCAACTGGCATATCGTTAGCATCTTTCGCTTCAACTTTGTGCGCAGGTGCTGCTGCCAGCGTAATGGAAGTTGCTGTCCCTTTCGGAACACGACCAGAAATATCAGTCTTGTAGCTATCAAAGGAAGCAACCGGAGGGATCTGCGCTTTTTCGTATGCTGTCAGGGTTGCGCCCTGAGCGTAGGCACGGTGACCAAGCTCGCCAGCAAGGTCTTTGTAGTTGAAGGGGTTCCAGAAAGAGCGACGGTTGATACCCTGCGGTACACCAATCGCCGTCATGGTGGCATCAATACCTGCCGCACAGTTCCACAAATCACGGCCCTGTGAACCAGTGGTTGAGTCAGCCATCGTGATCACGTTAGTAGCACGCTGCGTAACCATGGAAATCAGGTCAGAGTCAATCTGTGCAGCAAGGCGCATACCTGCGGCGCGACCAGCTTCAGTTTTATGTTCCGGGTCACGCATTTCACGCGCATCCAGAGTGTACAGAATGTTTTTCGGTTCCTTGAACACAGAAGGAACAAGGCGCTGAACCAGTGCTGTTGGCGTTTTGCCGCTGAGGTCTAGGCCTTCCTCAATGTTCATGTGGTAATGCTGCGGACGATACAGAACATCACCTGCTCGCTGCATTGCTGTATCACCGGGACGGAATTTTTTAGCGTTACGGGAAACTACGCAGGCGGCCTCAAAGCCTTCAACGTAGTTTTCGAACATGATTTCAAGGTCTTTTGCTAATTGGTTAGCCATGCTTAATGCTCCGATAGGTTATTTTTTTGCCTTTTTAGCGGCGAAATACGGCGTCCAGTCACCAGTTTCCAGCGCCTTGGCTTTCAATTTGCCGAGGTTGTTGATTACTGCGCCGTTGCTCCCCTTAACTGTCGGGGTTGTGGCTGCCGTGGTTTTTGCTTTTGGCATGATTCTGGCCTTCGATTCGATACGTTCCAGCAGACGACCAATTGCTACGGGGTTGGTAGCTTCTGCCAGTTGCTTGCGCAGTTCAGCGTTGCGACCGAGTGCCAGAACAACGATTTCCGGCTTCTCTGACTCAAACAGGATCGCGTTTTGTGTCTCGATGGGGATTTCCTCGAGTACGGCCTGCTCAGCTTCCTGATAGCCAGGAACTTTGAGAGCCTTAACACGTTGCTGATATTTGGATAATCGCTCTTGATAGGCAGCCTGAAGCTCCTGCTCCTTCTGCTTGCGAGCCATCTCCTGTTGCTGGTACTTGCCGTTATCCTCTGCCCACTTAGCCATGCGTTGCTGGTAGATTTCTTCATCGAAACCGATGTCCTCATCATCCAGTTTTGGCATTCGCGGTGGTTGAGTGATTACCGGCTGCTGCTCGACGGGTTTCTGAGACTGACGCATCAGCTCTTTCAGCTCACGGTCTTTCTCTTTAATCGTCTTGCGCAGGTGTTTTACCAGTCCATGCTCTGCGCTATCTTCGCTGGTTGGCGAATCCAGCTTTTCGTCACCAAAGTAGAATTCCTGTTCTGATTCGTCGTCATCAGTGTCAGTAGCTTCCTCTGCATCATTTCCTGAGGACTCACTGCCATCTGCTTTTTCGACTTCTTCAGCCAGTTCGACATCATCAGGAATCTGCTCTGACGCGTCGGGTTCGATTTCAACTTCTGGTGTGTTTTCTGCCATCTGGTCCATTTGTTACCCCTGTTTACTCGATGTTCAGCCCATCGGAAGGCAATAGGGTGCCAGGCCTCATAAAGACAGCCATTGCACGTTATGGGTTAATTACTGCTGTGGTTGTTGCTGAGTTGATTTTTGCAGGATGCCGCTGATGTCCATGTGCTGCGCATGGCCCTGTGCCTGACTTTTCAGGACAAGCTCTGCATCAGCACGGGCATTGTCTCCTTGCTGTTGCTGGAACTGTCCGAGCAGTTTCAGAGCCTCGCGGATATCAGATTTCTGCTGGCTATCGGCAGATGCGAGGATTTTCACAACATTTGCCGCTGCAACCTGAGCATCAGTCTGTGCCTGGAATGCTTTAACCTGAATGGCTGCCTGTTCGTTCTGCGCTTTCTGCAATTCAGCCTGACCAGCAAGAAGCTGACCTTGCGCAGCAACCATAGCCGGATCTGGCTGACTGGCCTGTTGTTGTTTCGCCTGCTCAACCATTTGCTGTTCTTCTGGTGTTCTCGGCTTAATAACGCCAGACAGAAGCAACTGATTGCGGTTGTATTCTTTAAGGTCGTCCATCCCTTCGCCGTCCATATTGTCGAGAATCATCGACGATACAAGGTCATGCTTCGGCGTTCCTGGCGGGATAAGTGCCAGCATGGAAAGCAACGACTTAACCGTTGCATCACGGCGAGTAGCGAACGACTGACCGACATCGACAGTCACTTCATAGTTACCCTGCGAAAGGTCGTTAAGCGCGACAACCTTCCCTGTCTGACGGTCAACCACTTCACCAGTCATCAGCGCCACGTCATCGCTGCCATCCTCATTAACGATGCGCATTGGCGTATCGCTGCCATAGACTTCACGAGCCATAGAAAGCCACACGACGCCAGCACGGCGCATGGATTTAGCCATGTTGTCCATGTAGATATAGGACTGCGTGTCCATCCGGTTAAAGATGCTATCAACGGTATCGGTAGCGACGTTGCTCGGCATGTTCTCAAGCTGCGACGCACCTGTAATTTGCTGAATAGCCGTTCCGGTGTACTGCAATAGCCCAGCAAGAGCAGGAGGCATTTGTGTCGGAGGTGTCCAGCCAGCAACCTGAGCCTCTGAAATGACCGTTCCGTTTTTGTCCTTCTTGCTGGTCATGGGAAGAACTGCAGGTCTTTTCTTATTCCTCTCTGCCCAGTGATTCATTAATGGACCGGGAATGAAATCAACATCCACGATAGGAATGCCATCGCCGCCAGCCTGAGTAGCGTTATCTGCAATCATGGAAACCATCAGGTTCTCAAGACGCTGTGCATCCATCGCTTTTGCTGCGTGGCCTTCGATTCGCTCCTGATTATCAACAAATGAACGACGCCCATATACCGGGATGAGAGGAATATGTTCGCCCGGAATACGCTTCGGTTCTTCCAGCCATTCAGCGCCAGACAGAAGACCGCAATAAACTCGGCGTTTCTTCACCGTTCGCTCGCCAATCAGTTCGAATGCACCATCGGTCAGCTCGTCGACAATATCTTTGATTTGCTCTTCATCATAGATTGCCGTTTCTCCGCTGACAGGGTTACGCCATGCTGTGAGCTTCACCTTCTCTATGCGGACTTCGTAGTAGCGTCCAACATAGATGGCGTCAGGCGTTGACCAGTCATACTGAGTACCAGTGTCATCACGAGAAAGGCTTGCCGCGATGGAATCAGGGTATTCAGCCTCGAACGCTTTAGGCGTCATGGAGAACATTTCCATAGCCCACATGGCATCAGAGCGGTCATATTGCTTGCTGTCCTGATCGAAGAAGACGCATGTCGCCGGGTCGTAAACAGGAAGAAGGCTGATGCGTCGCTGCTCGTTACTCGGATCCATTTCATCTTCGTAATCAGCACACATGCGGAAACAACCGAATCCGCCCGTTACAGCATCATCAAATGCGTTATCACACGCTTCGCCACCGGATGTTTCCTGATAATCAGCGCGGAATTTGCCGTTCATCTTTTCGGCTAACGCTTCCGATGCCTTGTCATCCTTCGGCCTGAATTTAACGCTGATGCGATTCTGTCGATACTCGCCAATGATGCGATCACATTCACGGGCAATCTTATTCAGTTCAAAGCGCGGGTAATGCTCAAACCTGCCTTCATCAAATGAGTAACCAGCGTTTGTGCTGCCTTCCCACTGTGCGCCGGACACCCGGACGAAACGTTGAGCCTCAATAATCTGCTTACGCATATCCTGCGTTGCTGACCAGGCATTATCAAAGTTGCACAGCACCTTGCGGTGCCAGTCAGTCATCTTTTTTTCTGCCATATCAACCTACACCACAAGGAATTGAGTAACTGGAATAGTCGGGTTGCGCAGCCGACTCCGGGCAATGCATACACATCATCAGCGCATCAGCCAGGTTAGGAGATGGAATACCGAGCTTCTGCTTCATTTCGACCTTAGTCATAAGCTCCAGCTTCCCGTTGTTATTGAATTTGCGCTGAATCTGCGTCAGTTCTGCAAACAGCTTCTCCAGCATCTTCTCGCCTATCGCTTCTTTGTCGAAGCTCAGCATGTCGTCGGGGTCTGCATACTCACCGTGGACAACCGCCCGATATGTCAGATACAACCTGTCAGCCAGCGCGTAATAGAATTGCGCTCGCTTATTGCGGAATACATCGCCAATAGTGCGAACATTGTCGCCCTGTACGACTTCATCAGCCCATGCTCCGGCCTGATATGGCGCATCTTCATCGAATGGCGATTCGCTGCCCTTGAACATCGTGGCGGTGATTTTCTTGCCGGAGAACGCTTCCGTTGTCTGTCTGCGTAGCCCTGCACCGACACCATCACCATCCCACAAGTAGTGGTCAGCACCGTCTTCAATCGCCAGCGAAGTAGCCCAGTCAGCCCCCTCGTTGATGTCCATCAGCAGACCTTCGGCAATGCGCTTAACTACCGAACCGTGACGCGATGCATAACCTTTAGCATCCGGCCCTGTATCTGACGGGTCATGAGCAGAAACAACCGCGCCTTTCGCTTTCCATCCGAGTTTCTTGTGCGCATCGGTTGCGGCTTCAAGCCATTCACGTTTGATGATTGCCATATCACTTGCGCTCACTGGCTCACCAAGCCAGATGTGACGATACAGGGTCGGATTTCTGCGTTTACACTCTTCCATCTCCAGACGGAGAACTTCAGGAAAGTGCGGATTGTCGGTGTAGTTCACCGTCAGCAGACAAATATCATCGGGAGGATTTACAACGAATCGCTGATAGGTATCGTCGAGGATGTTCTTCGGGTTAAAGCTCACCCATATTTCAGAGAACGGCTTGCGGATGGTTGGTATCAGGATATCCCATGATTCCTTCGTTACCGCTTCCGCTTCTTCCACCCAGCAGATATCAATGCCTTCGAGCGATTTAATCTTCGTCGGGTTGTTTTTGATGCCGTAGAACATGAATTCAGCATTCGTTCCGAGATGACGAATCATGGAACGCTGAATTTCAAACTCAGCCGAATACCCTTCCCGCTCGATGGTGTCTTCAAGCAACCGGATTACCGAATCGCTGATACTGTTTTGCAGTTCACGAGCGCAGAGAATACGCACAGGCTGCCGACGCGCCGCTTCAACAAGCAGCCTCGCAATTGCCCATGACTTACCGCTACCTCGACCGCCTTTGGCGACTTTGTAGCGATGCGCCTCAATGAACGGTTCAAAGATAGGATTAATCGAGGTCATTTTCCGAATAGAGTGCTCATCGGTGATGTTTCAATCTGAATTGCGCCGCCGTCCTTACCGACAAGCTCGTTAGTTACCTTGTCGCCATACTTACGGGGATTCATTCGGGCCAACGCCCATTTGCGTGTATCAACGCGAAGTCTTGCCTTTGCCACTTCAGCAGCATCTGGAATCGCATTGTCAGCAATTTCGAATATCTCTTCGAAAATAGAATCAGCTCGTGCCTCAGTTGCCTTCGCGTACTTGTCGCGAAAATCCTCATGCTTTGCCAACCAGCGGAAAACAGTGGACTTATCCGGCATACCAGGACGCTTACATACTTTCAGCAAACTTTCGCCAGAAGAAAGCAACGAGCAGATATCGTCAGCCACCTCCGGCATATAATCAGAGGGGCGACCAGCTTTTGGTTCAGTCGCCATATTTATCTCACTTAATTGTCATTTCAGGCTGAGGACTCTTTCGCGCCTTCAATCAGTGACTGCTTCAGCAATTCGAGTGTGCCAATCGCCTCGCATAAACTGATTTCACCATCGTAATCATGGATGACGCTTTCAAGCCGCTCGTATAGCTCTTGAGTAATTGGGAATTTCTTCTCCTTACCCAAATTGATTACGCGGCTCACATCATGCTCCGGTAGTGAACAGGTCTAACGCTTCCTTCGATTTACGCACCGCTTCGAATGTGCGGATCGTGATATCTGAATTAGCGCCGCCTGACTGGAAGTGAATTTTGAATAGCTCAAGCTTCAGCTCGTCAGTGCCAATGAACTGAAATGCTTCCTCTGCTGCTGCGTTCTGGTTCATGACCAGCTTGTAAATCTCTAACTGGAATTTCTGTTCTTCAGTCATGGGAATAATCTCTGCCATTGTTGGCTCCGTTTATCCGTTAAAAGGGATATCAGTTAAGTTATCCCGTGTAGGGTATAAGCCATTATCAAAGCCACTCTGTAGGGAATGGCTTTTGTAATAACTACTGTTCGCTTAGCTTCTGCTTCAGCAAGTAACCTTCGAGCATCCAGATTTTGTTTACAGCATTCTGCCTGGCAATCTTCCGACCAATTTCTGCATCAAAGTTTTCAGGGCTTGCACAGGCACTCTCTCCGGTGACGGTGAAGCCATTCTTCAGCACCAGTACGCAGAAAGTGAGCAACTTCAATGGTGATAAATCACGATCGCCTTCTTCTGGTTTTTCCCTGCCACAATATTCGTTGCTGGAAATGGCACCATTTCGTCCATCATAAGCAGTAAAGTAATGCTCGCTTTTAATCACGTCTTCGATGTGCTGAGGAGTGATTCGCGGGGCTGTTTTGCCTTTTTCAACGATTTCTTTTTCGATTTGCTGGTCGTTCATAATTATGACCCTGTAGAGTGGTTGCTTTATTAGGATGTCTTTCCATCAGTCCGCCACCACAAAGAATCTTTTTTGCCATAAGGCTGGAGGTTCATCTTTCAGTGGCTGCCAGTGTTATTTCCCCACTTACTGGCTTGGGTTGTTTCGCTGTACTGCCGTAACTGGTGGTGCACAGATTTAGTTAAATCTGTTCTCGCCTGAACTATCTTTTACATACCCGGATTGTGGGGATGTAAATCACGGTTTCATTATCAAGCCCACCCGTAGATGAGCTTTGGAATGGTCACTTTGGCAGTCCGGGGATCGATATTTGCGCCTGCTGCTCAAGCCTTTCGATTCTTGCTATGAGTTGCGGTTTTTTGATCCTGCCCCAGCGGTTCAGCAAGCGTCCTGACATACTGGCAACATCCTTTTCCTTCATGAACTCCAGCATTAACTCGTTGTGCTCTCTTTGGTATGAGTGAGCCATCTCCATCAGCCTGTCACGCATCCAATTAAATGCTTTGATAAACGCCTCTTTGATGGCGGCAGCTTTTTTGCCGGTAAACGACATGATGATGTACATCGCGCCGTCTTTGGAAATTTCATATTCAACATACTGATTACCCTTGTGTTCATAGGTAACCCGCGAAAAGTTGCTGGTTAGAAATTCATCCGAACAGTCTAGCTTTTCGATTTTCTGAATGATGTGGTGATGCTGCTTGTCGAAGTAAGCTGCTACCTTGCGGGAGGTTGTGATCACGCGATCACCAGAAACAACCACCATGTCCCGGAAATCGAGATTAGCCAATTGATGATTCATAGCGTCTTTACCTTTTAGAAAGTGAGCCTGTCTCACAGAAAAGCCGCCCGAGAGAGGTCGCCACCTATAACGGCATTTCTCAGGCTCGCTTACTGAAAGGCTCTCGTTAATATGCGCGTGAGATGCGCTGTGAAATTCAGATATAAAAAGCCCCGCGAATGCGAGGCTAAATCCTGGTATTTGTAATGACTGGCTCTTATCTCAACGCAGCCCCTTACCGCGCGCCAGATGCTCAATATCAAGCATCAGCAATGAGATGTTTAATCTGGATTCACTCCAGAAGTGATCATCACCCTGTCTACAGAGCCAGATGTGAAGGATGATGAGTAAAATTATCGCTATCATCGAAGGCATTGCGTCCTGATGTACTCCTGCAGGTAGTTAACCTGCGCGGTTATCCTGTCGATTCCACTTCGGAGACGGTAATAATTGAGTTCAGCATCTGCTGTAAGTCTTGGGCTTTCTCCATCGCCCATGCTGCTGGCTCCGGTCGTTGACTTTGCACAGGTGGCGGCGACTTGCAGGCGCTTACGCCCAGCAGAAACATCAGCACGGAGACTTTCGATAGTCGCGTTAGCATCAGCAAGCTCCTTTGTGTATCTGGCGTCGAGTTCTGCTACATCACGTTGACGCTTCTGCATGTCAGCGACTGTGGATGCGGCCTTATCGCGCTGGGCTTTGTAGGCGATGGCGTTATCACGGTAATGATTAACAGCCCATGACAGGCAGACGATGATGCAGATAACAAGAGCGGAGATAATCGCGGTGACTCTGCTCATACATCAATCTCTCTGACCGTTCCGCCAGCCTCTTTGAATTTTGCAATCAGGCTGTCAGCCTTATGCTCGAACTGACCATAACCAGCACCAGGCAGTGAAGCCCAGATATTGCTGCAACGGTCGATTGCCTGACGGATATCACCGCGATCAATCATCGGCAAAGCGCCACGTTCCTTAATCTGCTGCAGCGCAACAGCGTCCTGGCTTTTGGGAGAGAAGTCTTTCAGGCCAAGTTGCTTGCGGTAGGCATCCCACCAACGGGAAAGAAGCTGGTAACGTCCGGCGGCTGTTGATTTGAGTTTGGGGTTTAGCGTGACAAGTTTGCGAGGGTGATCGGAGTAATCAGTGAATAGCTCTCCGCCAACAATGACGTCATAACCATGATTTCTGGTTTTCTGACGTCCGTTATCAGTTCCCTCTGACCACGCCAGCATATCGAGGAACGCCTTACGTTGATTATTGATTTCCACCATCTTCTACTCCGGCTTTTTTAGCAGCGAAGCGTTTGATAAGCGAACCAATCGAGTCAGTACCGATGTAGCCGATGAACACGCTCGTTATATAAGCAAGATTGCTACTTAGTCCGGCGAAGTCGAGAAGGTCACGAATGAACCAGGCGATAATGGCGCACATCGTTGCGTCGATTACTGTTTTTGTAAACGCACCGCCATTATATCTGCCGCGAAGGTACGCCATTGCAAACGCAAGGATTGCCCCGATGCCTTGTTCCTTTGCCGCGAGAATGGCGGCTAACAGGTCATGTTTTTCTGGCATCTTCATGTCTTACCCCAATAAGGGGATTTGCTCTATTTAATTAGGAATAAGGTCGATTACTGATAGAACAAATCCAGGCTACTGTGTTTAGTAATCAGATTTGTTCGTGACCGATATGCACGGGCAAAACGGCATGAGGTTGTTAGCGCAACCTCCTGCCACCCGCTTTCACGAAGCCAGCCATTGAGCTGGTTTTCTTTTATGCAAAGCACACCGCACCGTAGCAACAGCGGATAAGGTGATTATTTTTGTCTGTCTGGTATTTGGTTTGATGTGCTTTCAGAAAGGTCGTGCTTAAAACGCAAAAAGCCCCGAGCTATTAACTCAGGGCTTTATTTAACGAGTGCATTTATCCATCGTTGAGTCAAATTTACCCAGCTTTATTCAAAAAGTCAATATCATGCCGTTAATATGTTGCCATCCGTGGCAATCATGCTGCTAACGTGTGACCGCATTCAAAATGTTGTCTGCGTTTGACTCTTCCTTGTGGCATTGCACCACCAGAGCGTCATACAGCGGCTTAACAGTGCGTGACCAGGTGGGTTGGGTAAGGTTTGGGATTAGCATCGTCACAGCGCGATATGCTGCGCTTGCTGGCATCCTTGAATAGCCGACTCCTTTGCATCTTCCGCACTCTTTCTCGACAACTCTCCCCCACTGCTCTGTTTTGGCAATATCAACGGCCCGGCCAGTACCGTGGCAATCTCTGCATCTTGCGCCCGGCGTAGCGGCACTACGGCAATAATCCGCATAAGCGAATGTTGCGAGCACTTGCAGTACCTTTGCCTTAGTATTTCCTTCAAGCTTTGCCACGCCACGGTATTTCCCCGATACCTTGTGTGCAAATTGCATCAGATAGTTGATAGCCTTTTGTTTGTCGTTCTGGCTGAGTTCGTGCTTACCACAGAATGCAGCCATTCCAAATCCGGCTTGTGATTGCGCCATCCCCATAGCAGCCATCACATCAGTACCGGAAAGAGAGTCAGAAGCCGTAGCCCGTGGTGAGTCGCTCATCATCGGGCTTTTTGGCGAATGAAATTTAGCTACGCTTTCGAGTCTCATGGCCTTCCCCTTTTGCCCTGTTTGACCATCAGGACGCCGTTAACTATTACGTGACGCTCGCCTTTGCTGTCTCGGTTGTACTTGAGCACTGTTCCTCTTGCGCAGGAAAGCATCCTCGCCACTTTGGTCTGATTGCCTCGTGTTTGGATAAGAAGCTCTGGTATCGTTTGAATTGTGGCGTTCATACGTTCTCCAGTTCGGTGATTTTTATTCCAAGCCTTCCGCCTGGTACTTTCACACCACGAATTACGCGAATGTCATCGAATTGCTCGTCGTCTTCCGCAAATCCGGCGTGGATAAGGGAGTCGAGTAAACCCTTCAGGATGTTATCGAGGTCGCGGCGGCGGGAGTCTGGAACGTCTGCGATGACTTTGATGCGGAGTCGTGATTTGGTGAAAATATCTAACTTGAGTTGGCGGATGATTTGCTGAACGTCTTTTCGGTATTTCTGGCCTTTATCGCTGATGTAGTATTGGCTTCCCCGTCTTCGCCAGTAGGTATTCACCGACGGCGGGTATGGAAGCACAAACCGATATTCATTCATGACTTAATCTTCCCCTCCTTCAGCAATACCGCCTGCGTCCTGATTACGCCTTCGAGGTGGTAAAGTCTGGCGTCTTTGTTGTCGAGATTATGGGTGCGTCGGTCGATTTCATCGTGACACGAACTACAAGCCCATGCACCGATCAGGTCGTCAGGCTTCATTCCCGTTCCGCAAATTCCAGCCATCCGGTAATGTGCCAGAACTGTAGTTTCAGGATTGCCATTGCATATGCCGTAAATACGTACCTGGCATTCTCTGCCGCGCGCTTCTTTGCGTAGGTTAGCCATTTACCTTCCCTCGCAATTGAAGAATTGACTGAAGGTCTTTTTTAATAAATATGCGAGTGCGAATTGAGCAGTAGTTTTCCTTCATTCTGGCGTAGTAATAGTCCTTTCTTTGCTTAAGCTTGTTGGCATCCGCTGTCATCCAGTCTTTTACAGCAAACTTAATTAACCAGCGGTAACAGAGATACCATTTCAGGTAATCACTCATCATCTTCTTCCTCGTACATTGAGCTATTCGGATCGCTCATCAGTTCTGCGCAGCAGTGCTCACACACGTGAACTTCCAGCACATGCAGCTTCTGACCGCAGTTAGCGCACGTTAAAGCTCGCTCGACACTTTCTTGTTCGTAACTTCGATTTTGGTCAATCACCTTGTTTTCCTCATGCGGTTCCATTTGGCCTGTAACAGCCCGTAGACATAATCGAATGTCTTTACCTGGCTTTCTGTGGGGATTGGTTTCTTGCGGGATTTGGTGCGTTTGGTAGGAGTAAAAATCAGGTTGTCTAACGCTATTTGAGTAACGCTTCGTCGCTGTCTCGCCATACGTCCTCCTTTTCCTGAGGTAGTGGTAACACCCCTGTTGGTGTTCTTTCACACCGGAGACACCATCGATTCCAGTAAGGTTGCCCGGGTCGAAAGCGATCGCCTTCCTTTCGCTCTCCACATCGATAACAGTGCTTCATGCGATCACCATTTTGCATGGTTTAATCGCCATGCCGGTAGCCAGTTCAAAATCGGAGTTGCACTGATTGCCCCACATATCCCACCCGGTCACTTTGTCGCGGCTAAATAACTCACAGCGCGGCACGTCGCCAAGCAACTTAGCTAACATGTCTCTTACGATCGGTGGTTTTGCACTGTGCTCCATTCTCGGTGCGGTAAAGTGCTGGCATATGGAAGCGTCCATTCTCTCAGGCAACCGCCCTCGAACAGCAAACAAGCAATCCTCGCTATTTGCCCTGGTCATATGCCCCATTCCGATCGCACTGTTGCCTTTGTGCTTATTGGTTTTGTGCCAGGTAAAGCCTTTCATAGTCATCAACCTGAATCCCCACGCCTCAACTACCTTTAGCGCTTCGGCTGGCTGTGTCGGCACCCACCACATCGCTAACAAGCAAGATTCTGGATCCGCTAAATCCCATACTGGCAGTCGGCAAATGTCCTGAACATTCATAACATCGTATTTATGTCCAGCACCGCGATTGCCATCGTTGGCTTTGTCGCGATATTGCCAAGGCGGATCTGCGTAAATAAGTCGGTATTTGTTCATGCAGCTTTATCTCTCCATCTCGCTTTCCACTCCAGAGCCAGTCGCGCTTCGTCTGACCACTTAACGCCACGTTCTGTACCGAATGCCTGTATAAGCTCTAATAGCTCCGCAAATTCGCTTACACGCATCCTGCTGGTTGACTGGCCTATTACCACAAAGCCATTCCCGGCAAGGTTAGGAACAACATCCTGCTGCTTTAATGCTGCGGTAAACACACACTTCCAGCTTTCTGCATCCAGCCAGCGACCATGCCATTCAACCTGACGAGAGACGTCACCTAAGCAGGCCCATAGCTTCCTGTTTTGGTCTAAGCTGCGGTTGCGTTCCTGAATGGTTACTACGATTGGTTTGGTTGGGTCTGGAAGGATTTGCTGTACTGCGTGAATAGCGTTTTGCTGATGTGCTGGAGATCGAATTTCAAAGGTTAGTTTTTTCATGACTTCCCTCTCCCCCAAATAAAAAGGCCTGCGATTACCAGCAGGCCTGTTATTAGCTCAGTAATGTAGATGGTCATCTTTTAACTCCATATACCGCCAATACCCGTTTCATCGCGGCACTCTGGCGACACTCCTTAAAAACCAGGTTCGTGCTCATCTTTCCTTCCCGTTCTTCCCTGGTAGCAAACCGGTAATACACCGTTCGCCAGACCTTACCTTCGATAACCAGAAGACCTGCCCGTGCCATTTTAGCCGCGGCCTGATTTATGCTGGTTACTGTTGCGCCTGTTAGCGCGGCAACGTCCGGCGCACAGAAGCTATTATGCGTCCCCAGGTAATGAATAATTGCCTCTTTGCCCGTCATACACTTGCTCCTTTCAGTCCGAACTTAGCTTTGATTTCTGCGATCTTCGCCAGAGCCTGTGCACGATTTAGAGGTCTACCGCCCATGACAGGAAGTTGTTTTACTGGTTCAGGGATCGCCTCACCACGGTTAATTCTCGCAGTCATATGGACAAGCTCATCTGCGGCCTTACGGCGTAATTCCGCATCAGTAAGCGCATTGGCCCGCATGTTCTGATACAGGTTGGTAACCAGCCAGTAGTGCGCGTTTGATTTCCACGGATAAGACTCCGCATCCGGATACAGGCCTCGCTTCCGGCAATACTCGTAAACCATATCAACCAGCTCGCTGACGTTTGGCAGTCCGGCGGTAACGGATGCTTCTTCCCGGCACCATGCAACAAACTGCCCGGGTGATGGCAGAAATGGTCGATTCTGCCGACGGGCTACGCGCATTCCTGCGTTAACCTGTTCCATCGTGGTGATCCCGTTTTCCCGAAAAGCCAGAACCCACTGGCGACGGATTTCGTTCACTTCGTTCTGGTCACGGTTAGCCAGGCTCGCCGGGAAAGTTGCCAGTAACTGGCTGAACACACCGTTGATGATCTGCGCTACCTGCTGTACCTGCGGCTTTTCGTCGTACTGTTCCGGCATGTTGTTGGCGATCCGACGCATCTGCTCACGGTCAAAGTTAACCATCTGTGCGGCGATGTTTTTCATAGATCCACCCCGTAAATCCAGTCTGTGTTTGTCAGGTCGAGTTTTGGTTTGCTGGCTGTCACGCCTGCCTGTTGCTTGTTACGGTTGATTTCGAGTTGGGTCCACTTATCGCGGAGTTTGGCCGGGCTCAGCACGTTACCGGACCAGAAGTTGTCCTGGCATGCCCAGCGGAACAGCACACACATGTCGCGGTGGTTACGTCCGTCACGTTCACGCATCAGGCGGATATCGTTAGCCCACCCAGCAAAATTCGGTTTTCTGGCTGATGGTGCGATAGTCTTCACCATGTCAAACATCCACTCTGCGGCGGTCAGGTCTTCTGCTGTCCCCCACTTGCTGCCGCTCTGAATTGCAGCATCCGGTTTCACCACAGAAAGGTCGTTTTCTGGCTGGTCAGAGGATTCGCCAGAATTCTCTGACGAATAATCTTTTCTTTTTTCTTTTGTAATAGTGTCTTTTGTGTCCCCCTGTTTTGAGGGATAGCAATCCCCCAATTTGAGGGATGTTTTATCCCTCGTTTTAGGGGATTTTCCCTCGTTTTGAGGGATGCACCATTCTGAGATGTTTTTATTTGGTCCAAACATGCCGCCTTGCTGCTTGATAATATTCATTCTGACGAGTTCTAACTTGGCTTCATTGCACCGTTTGACAGGTAACTTTGTAATCTCGCTAAGTTGAGAATCGGTGATTCTGTCCATTGGTTTATTCCACCCATAGGTTTTACGCAGAATGGCAAGCAGCACTTTAAACTGTCGCTTGGTCAGATCTGCGCCCGAATAAGCCTCAAGCAGCATATTTGATAGTCTGGCGTAACCATCATCGAGATCTGCCACATTACGCTCCTGTCCGGCAAAGTTACCTCTGCCGAAGTTGAGTATTTTTGCTGTATTTGTCATAATGACTCCTGTTGATAGATCCAGTAATGACCTCAGAACTCCATCTGGATTTGTTCAGAACGCTCGGTTGCCGCCGGGCGTTTTTTATTGGTGAGAATCGCAGCAACTTGTCGCGCCAATCGAGCCATGTCGTCGTCAACGACCCCCCATTCAAGAACAGCAAGCAGCATTGAGAACTTTGGAATCCAGTCCCTCTTCCACCTGCTGATCTGCGACTTATCAACGCCCACAGCTTCCGCTGTCTTCTCAGTTCCAAGCATTGCGATTTTGTTAAGCAACGCACTCTCGATTCGTAGAGCCTCGTTGCGTTTGTTTGCACGAACCATATGTAAGTATTTCCTTAGATAACAATTGATTGAATGTATGCAAATAAATGCATACACCATAGGTGTGGTTTAATTTGATGCCCTTTTTCAGGGCTGGGATGTGTAAGAGCGGGAATGTCTTAAGCGGCTTTACCGCGTTTAGTTCCGTACTGTAACCAAACCGGATCACAGTTAAGCGCCATAGCAATCTCAAACAAGAAGCGCGGTCGCTTGGTTACCCCAGCTTCAATCAGTTGAATTGATTGCTGTTTAACACCGGCTTTGGTTGCCAGTTCGGTTTGCGTCATTTTTAACGCAATTCGCCTCTTCTTGAGGCGTTCAGAAAGAGTTTGCATATCGCCCCCATCAACAAACTTTCTTGTATTTTCATACAATGTATCTTGTTTGTCAAATACAGTTTTTCTTGTGAAGATTGGGGTGGGGGGTAAATAACAGAGGTGGCTTATGAGTATTTCTTCCAGGGTAAAAAGCAAAAGAATTCAGCTTGGACTTAACCAAGCTGAACTTGCTCAAAAGGTGGGGACTACCCAGCAGTCTATAGAGCAGCTCGAAAACGGTAAAACTAAGCGACCACGCTTTTTACCAGAACTTGCGTCAGCTCTTGGCGTAAGTGTTGACTGGCTGCTCAATGGCACCTCTGATTCGAATGTTAGATTTGTTGGGCACGTTGAGCCCAAAGGGAAATATCCATTGATTAGCATGGTTAGAGCTGGTTCGTGGTGTGAAGCTTGTGAACCCTACGATATCAAGGACATTGATGAATGGTATGACAGTGACGTTAACTTATTAGGCGATGGATTCTGGCTGAAGGTTGAAGGTGATTCCATGACCTCACCTGTAGGTCAAAGCATCCCTGAAGGTCATATGGTGTTAGTAGATACTGGACGCGAGCCAGTGAATGGAAGCCTTGTTGTAGCCAAACTGACTGACGCGAACGAAGCAACATTCAAGAAACTGGTTATAGATGGCGGGCAGAAGTACCTGAAAGGCCTGAATCCTTCATGGCCTATGACTCCTATCAACGGGAACTGCAAGATTATCGGTGTTGTCGTGGAAGCGAGGGTAAAATTCGTATGATCAGGATTGCGGCGCTACTCTCAATACTCTTAACTACCAGCGCCAATTCTGAATGCTGGATTGTCACAAACCTGCACGGGTACGGGGCAATGAATGGCGATCGTTACGAGTTTACAAAAGACAGCACGGAAGATTCCGTTTTCCACGTAACAATAAATGGCGATAAATCATCAGTTTATGAATCAGTTTCTGGCGTCTATCCAGAGATGAAATACACTGCTTTGTCATCGAACACTATGGTAGGAGAATACCAGTCTGGAGGAGGAATAACCGTTGAAACCTGGTCAATCACTACAAACAAAAAAGCTCTTTACTCCAAAGTAATGAACATCCCAGGTATGCAACAACTTACATCAACCAAATCCTTTGTTGGTGATGTAGTCGGAACCTGCAACCAGTAATCCCCACCTCAATCTCGATAACCAAAAAACAAACTATTTTCCGTTTAAAAACAATGGAGTTTGTTTTTCATGCCCCTTTTTTACAATATTTCTTGTTTACAACATACAATCTTTCTTGTAATTTTAAGCCATCAGCAGGACGCACTGACCACCATTGAAGGTGATGCTCTTAAAAATTAAGCCCTGAAGAAGGGCAGCATTCAAAGCAGAAGGCTTTGGGGTGTGTGATACGAAACGAAGCATTGGCCGGAAGTGCGAATCCGGATTAGCTGCAAATGAGCCAATCGTGGGGTGTTTTCGTTCAGGACTACGACTCACACACACCACCAAAGCTAACTGACAAGAGAATCCAGATGGATGCACAAACACGCCGCCGCGAACGTCGCGCAGAGAAACAGGCTCAATGGAAAGCAGCAAATCCCCTGTTGGTTGGGGTAAGCGCAAAACCAGTTAACCGCCCTATTCTCTCGCTGAATCGCAAACCGAAATCACGAGTAGAAAGCGCACTGAATCCGATAGACCTTACGGTGCTGGCTGAATACCACGAACAGATTGAAAGCAACCTGCAACGTATTGAGCGCAAGAATCATCGAGTTTGGTATAGCAAGCCAAGTGAGTTCGGTATAACTTGTCAAGGAAGACAAAAGGTTAAAGGGAAATCCATTCCATTGGCATGAGGTACGTAATGAAGAAAATTGATTACAAGTCCATACCAAAACCAATAGACTCAGCATCAGAACGAAAAAAACACAAAAAAGAGGCTGAAAAATTAGCAAATTATATCAGTTTTATTAGAAACAATGCTCACGGCGATGGCGACAGGAAGTTGCTTTCAGATGCCCGGACCCAAGCGTTCAGTATACTTCGTAAGCAGATGCAATATCGTCTTCATCCAGGCTACATAATTGAAATTCGCCCGACTGAAAGACAATTGTTCTTATTAAACTCTGTCTTTGACTTTGTAAACGTAGTTGGAGATCTTATCGACAGGTCTGTAGATAAGGCTCCTGATACAAATAGTTTTCTTCTAACAAATAAAGAATACTTATATGGTAAATTTGGTATAAACGGATGGCAAAAATATGTACGATTCTTACGTGCATTCGTTGATGCGTATAAAAATTCCGACATGATTTATACATATTTGCCTGGTGGTGATAATTGTACGCTTTCGGCAGACAATAGAATATTCATACCTATACTTGGTCTTGGGCTGATTAATGCAGTAAATGAAAGAGATGTTATAATTGTTAAGCAGTGGCGAAAGCATGAGGGATATAGATATCTGCCATGCTTTGATATATTAAAAATACAGAATAAATTCTATGTAAAAATTAAATATAAAGAAGATGTTTTCTTCCTCAGAAAAAACAAAGATCTTTTACAAGAACTTTCTGGGACAATAGATGTCATCGTAGGTTCTAGGTTTATAAAAGAACTGAAAGAAAGCAGGTCTTTCTCTCGTGTAGAGATAAGCGAGTCAGAGTTATGGGGTATATCAAATAATCCTGTAAACCACGCTCACCAACGAAATCCAAACAAAAAGTGGTCATAACCCGCTCAGGCGGGTTTCATTTTCACGCAAACAACAGAATAAACACTGCACTGTGTATTCATTCCAACGAGTGAATACACGGAGCAATGTCGCTCGTAACTAAACAGGAGTCGACTTGTTCTGATTATTGGAAATCTTCTTTGCCCTCCAGTGTGAGGGCGATTTTTTATCTGTGAGGATATGAACAGATGTCAAACATCAAAAAATACATCATTGATTACGACTGGAAAGCATCAATAGAAATTGAAATCGACCATGACGTAATGACAGAGGAAAAACTTCACCAGATTAATAATTTCTGGTCAGACTCTGAATACCGACTCAATAAACACGGCTCTTTATTAAATGCTGTATTAATCATGCTGGCGCAACATGCTCTGCTTATAGCAATTTCGAAAGACTTAAATGCATATGGTGTTGTTTGTGAGTTCGACTGGGATGATGGAAATGGTCAGGAAGGATGGCCTCCAATGGATGGTAGTGAAGGAATAAGAATTACCGATATCGATACATCAGGAATATTTGATTCAGATGATATGACTATCAAGGCCGCCTGAGTGCGGTTTTACCGCATACCAATAACGCTTCACTCGAGGCGTTTTTCGTTATGTATAAATAAGGAGCACACCATGCAATATGCCATTGCAGGGTGGCCTGTTGCTGGCTGCCCTTCCGAATCTTTACTTGAACGAATCACCCGTAAATTACGTGACGGATGGAAACGCCTTATCGACATACTTAATCAGCCAGGAGTCCCAAAGAATGGATCAAACACTTATGGCTATCCAGACTAAATTCACTATCGCCACTTTTATTGGCGATGAAAAGATGTTTCGTGAAGCCGTCGACGCTTATAAAAAATGGATATTAATACTGAAACTGAGATCAAGCAAAAGCATTCACTAACCCCCTTTCCTGTTTTCCTAATCAGCCCGGCATTTCGCGGGCGATATTTTCACAGCTATTTCAGGAGTTCAGCCATGAACGCTTATTACATTCAGGATCGTCTTGAGGCTCAGAGCTGGGCGCGTCACTACCAGCAGATCGCCCGTGAAGAGAAAGAGGCAGAACTGGCAGACGACATGGAAAAAGGCCTGCCCCAGCACCTGTTTGAATCGCTATGCATCGATCATTTGCAACGCCACGGGGCCAGCAAAAAAGCCATTACCCGTGCGTTTGATGACGATGTTGAGTTTCAGGAGCGCATGGCAGAACACATCCGGTACATGGTTGAAACCATTGCTCACCACCAG